AAGAAGTAGATGGCGTAGTATAAATCAGCGTGGTTATGATTTTTATCTAAATGATCAGTTAACGTCTAGAGAGCGTGACGATTTACAAGAAGCTGGTATGCCTGATTTTATTATTAATAGAATCACACCAGCTATAGAGATAATGAAGTTTTTTGTTACTGCTAATAATCCTCGGTGGCAGGCTGTTGGAAGTGAGGGTTCTGATGTAGATATTGCAGCTGTTCATGCTGATGTAGCTTCATATTGTTGGTATATATCAAATGGTAAGTCATTGTTTTCACAAGTAGTTCAAGATGCATTTACAAAAGGTATCGGATATATGATGGTTGATGTAGATGCTGATAAAGACAGGGGAATGGGCGAAGTAGTATTTAAAAGAATAGAGCCATTTGATGTTTATGTAGACCCAATGAGTCGTGACTTTTTATTTAGAGATGCTTCTTATATAATGGTTAAAAAGGATTTACCTAAGCATCATCTTTCTAGTATACTCCCTGAATATAAAAAGAAAATAAGAAGTGCTAGCGGTACTGTAAATACAGTTGGTTCATACACTGAAAGAGATATTGTTGAATCTGATAGTATACAAGCAGACGATGTTCTTTCAGTTGCATATAAGCCAACAGGTGAAGATGATGATATGATTGATTTTTACGAGATGTACTCTAAAGAAAAATTACCATATTATAATTTATTTATTAAAGTTCCTCCATCACCAGAAGAGATGGAAATGATAAATGGTAAAGTACAGGAAAGAATGGATACGATATCTAAAGAGATGATGGTGGCAGCTGAGGAGAAAGAATTATCCATTACTATGGCTTTACAGCGTGGTGAAATTATTGAATCAAGAGCGCAATTAGAAATTGAGAAACTTGCAAAAGAAACACAGTCAGCTATTGAATCAGAAAGAGCTGCTATCGAAGCTCAGGTTACAGAAGAAGTTTCCAAAGTAGAAAATAGAGTAGTAAGTGAAGATGAATATAAATTACTTATTAAGAATAAAGAGTTTTTAAGTACTCTTGTTGATTTTGTTCAGTATTATGATACTAGAGTAAAAGTTACTTGTGTTGCTGGTGATGTTTTGTTATATGAATATTATTTATCTAATACTGAGTATCCTATAATACCATTTCCGTATACATACACAGGGACTCCATATCCAATGAGTGCGGTTACTCCTCTTGTAGGTAAGCAACAAGAAATTAATAAATCTCATCAGATTATGCTACATAATGCTAATTTAAGTTCTAACTTAAGGTGGTTATATGAAGAAGGCTCTGTACCTGAAGAGGAATGGGAAAAGTATTCTTCAGCTCCAGGGGCTTTATTAAAATACAGGCCAGGGTTTACACCTCCAGTACCTGTACAACCGTTAGGTCTTAATCAAGCATTTTTTACTATTACACAGCAGGGTAAACAAGATATTGAATATATTTCAGGTGTTCCTGGTACATTACAAGGAGTAGAATCTGAGAAGACTGAAACTTATCGAGGAATGCTTGCTATGGATGAGTATGGTACTCGTAGAATTAAAGCTTGGATGCAGACTATAATGGAACCAGCTTTAGAACATTTAGGTAAAGTATTTACAGAAACAGCTCAAAGTACATATACAGTTCATAAAGTATTTAGAATAGTGCAACCTGAGGCTGGTGGATTTGAAGATAGGTCAGTTGAGATTAATGTACCAGTTTATAATGATTTTGGTAATGTTGTAAGTAGATGGAATGATTATGCATCCAGTAAGTTTGATGTAAGATATGTAGGTGGTTCTACTATGCCTATTAATAGGTGGGCATTAATGGAAGAGTATTTTAGATGGTTCCAGTCTGGATTGATTGACGATATAGCAATGTTGGCAGAAACTGATATTAGAAATAAAGAACAGATTATAAAAAGAAAAAGTATATATGCTCAGTTGAAACAGCAAGTGGAACAGTTGGCTGAACAGTTGAAAGATAGAGATGGAACTATTGATACTTTATCAAGACAAGTTGTACAAGCTGGTATTAAAGATAAGATAGGTACTGCTGGTAATGAAGTACGGAAAGATGTATTAGAGACTGAAGCACAACAAAAGTTTTTACGATCTTTAGTCAAAGAAGAGAGTAAAAGAAGTAGAGAAAAACCTGTTGAAAGATAAGAATAAAACGCAGTAAATTAATGGAGGTATATTATGGCACTGCACAATGAGCAAAACGACAACCTATTCGAAGGTGATGATTCACTGGACAGTGGCCTCGGGACTCAAGACTCTGATAACTTTTTTGAAGAGCTAGACAAACAGGTGAATAGTGTCGTACTTGAAAAAGAAGCTGGGGAGCCCGTCCAGCGAAACATCGCAACGGCTGAAAACAGCCCCCGAGAAGAAAAAATGCAAGAACAGCAAGAACGAGGGCATGATTACGAGAAGAGGTACGCAGATTCAAGTAGAGAAGCTAAGAAGTTGAAAGGTAGGCTGAACCAACTTGAACCTTACGCACCTATTTTGGATGATATGAGAGAAGACCCTAATTTAATATCACATATTAAGGGATATTATGAGGGTGGTGGTTCAACACCAGGAAATCTCAAGGAACAATTAGGATTAGGCGAAGAGTTCGTCTTTGACTATGATGAAGCTATTGATGATCCATCTTCCGATTCAAGCAAACTATTGAACGCTACTATTGATGGAGTTGTTCAAAAAAGGCTTGGAGAGTTCGCTAGTCAATCAAAAGAAGACAACCAACGTGTAACAGCGGAACAGAGTTTTCGTAGTAAGCATAATATGAGTGATGATGATTTTAAAGAAGTTGTGGATTTTGCACAATCTCGACCTCTCACTTATGATGATGTTTACTTTTTGATGAATAGAGGCAAAAAAGAGGATAAAATAGCTCAGAATACTAAAGGTGAGATGATGCAGCAAATGAAGAAAGTTCGTGAAAAACCTTCTTCAGCAGCGGCAACAGGCTCAGGTGATAGTGGTTCCGAAAGGTCGAGTGACGATGTGGTGTTTGAAACTCTTCTTGGATTTGATTCTGAATTAGAAAAAGCTTTTAGTATTCACTAAAAGCGTAAACGTTTAACTTAAAGGTAATAAAATGGCTGATGTATTTAGTTTAGGTACTGTTTCAGATGTGGCAACATGGTCTGATGGTACTTCAAAAGATACTGGTGATCTTAGACGAAGATACAATTTTGGGGATAGAGTTTCTGAGTTAGCAATTTCTCAAGACCCTTTCTTTAGATTTGTATCTAAGGTTGCCAAAAAGCCAACGGATGACCCTGAATTTAAATTCACTGAACGCCGTCCGTCATACCATAAAAGGTATGCATATGTAACTGGATGGATTGAAAGTGACAACACACAAGTTGTTGGTGGCTCAGGCGGAGATGCGGATTTAACCGCATACAACGATGGAGCTGTCCCAACTTCAATGTCTACTGGAGATACTGTCAAGTTATACATGGCGACAGACTATGAATCGGCTGGAAATATCCAGAATGTTTATGGTCAATCAAGCGGTGCAATCGCAGTTGGAGCTTCTGGAACAAGACCTACTTTTTTCCTTCCGGGGCAATTAGTAAAAGTTCCTTTATCAGCAACTGATGGTGGTGGCTCTGTAGGCGATCACTTGATTGCTAAGATTGATGCAGTTACAGATAGTTTAACTAAAGATAGTCGGGAATGTGTACAGATTGACTGTACTGTTACAAGAGTTCCAACTGTTTCTGGTGCAGATTATCTAGCTGGATGGACTAGTGATGATGTTGATGTTCAAGTCTATGACGAAGCAATTCATTCTTCTTTAGAAGGAGAAAGAACTTACGTTATAGGCAGTGCTCATTCTCAAGGTTCTGGATACCCAGAAACTTGGAAAGATCAACCTTTCTCAACTGGATTTGGACTTACTCAGATTTGGAAAACTTCAATGGCAATGGATAACACAACTCGTGCTACCGTGCTGAAGTATGAACCAAATGAGTTTGCACGAATTTGGCGTGAAAAGTTGATTGAGCATAAGTGGGATATTGAAACATCATTATTGTTTGGTTCTCAAGCGTCTGTGGATAGTGTTCAGTACACTCAAGGTGCTGTCGATTTCGCTCTAAGTTATGGAAACATTTTCTCATGGAGTACAACTAAATCACAAGATGATTTTCTTGACGATATGAGTAATTTTCTTGACCCTCGTTATAACAATGCTAATGCTACTCTGTTTATGTGTTCAACTCAAGTTTATAATTGGTTGCATAAGCTAGATGGATATTTTCTAGCTAACATGAAGAAAACAGACTTAGGCTCCGCAAACAGTTTTTACGGACGGTCTGAGATGAGTATTGGTAACAAGAAGAGAGTCTTTGGTGTTGATATTACACAGATTTATACTCCTTATGGAGTTATGAATGTGGCTCGTAATGTCCATCTCGATGGAACACACGTTGATATACTTGCAGTAAATATGAGACATTGTAAATATCGACCATTGGTCGGTAATGGATTGAATCGTGATACAGCAATATATGTTGGTGTTCAGACACTAGAGAATAGTGGTGTTGACCGTAGAGTCGACCTTATTCAAACCGAAGCCGGTATGCAATTCGAAATGCCCGAAGCGCACGCCGTTTGGAAATAGGAGGTATGGTTTATGGCTAAAAATATACCACCTCTTTACGGTTCGAATAAGTCAGGCAAACAGCAATCAAGGGCTTATGGCAGAGTCATTGAAAATGACGGAGCTACAGCACTTAGCTTAGCTCCTCAAGATAGTGGACTCACTGTTTTAATTTCCGGTGGGGTAAATGGAGCTGCAGCTTGCAGTCTTCCCAGCCTCGCATCCGCTGACAGCGATGGATTGGAATATACATTCCTTCTAACAGCTGCAAACGGAACTGGCGATTATGACATTGATGCTGAAGATGGTAAGGATTTCTTTATTGGATGTCTTGATTCAGTAGAAGCTGGCACCGATGCTGGTGTTGACTTTAACGGAAGTTCTCATGACCAACTTAGTCTAGCAGCTTCTAAGGGAGCGGCTGGAGATCAAATCCACATCTTTGCAGCTGGCGGAAGATGGTACATTCGTGGAATTACGAATGACCAAGATGGATGGGCAGTAGGCACAAGCTCTGCAAATTCATCTCCTCCGACAGACTCTAACGATCCGTTGTAATCTAAAATTCGAGAGGTAATAGCTCGATATAAGGATTAAAGTATAGGGAGGCTTGCTGCTTCCCTATACTACTAAATATGAAGATGAGGTTCTTTTGTTATTTTACCTCCTTTTTTTAATATAAGAGCCTCAGTCTTCATGAAGTAAGAATAGAAAAATATGGCAACAACAAACATAGAACTAGATATTGAAAATATAACTGGCGTTTCTGATGCAAATGCTCAGTTTCTTATCTCTGCCCAGAAGTTTGTAGTCGCTAGTGTGCCAAAAGATTTATTGAAGTGGGCAACTACTGTTACAGTTCCAGGTAATCATGGTGGAAATACTTCAGATGGAGTAAAAATAACTATGCCTATTGGAACTGATAGTGTATTAGATGTATCAAGAAATGGATTTAGTGCAACTGAAGTTCCGTATAATATGAAAGGATTTATTGCGAATACATCAAGTCTTCATTTAGCTACTGAAACATATCCAAAGTATTATCTTGATTCTACAAATGCTAATGAAGGTTCAATAGTTATAGTCAAACCTGTCCCAACTGATTCTGAAACTGCTATTGTTTTATATGTAGATTCTACTAAAATAGATGATGATTGTGATTTAAGAAATGCAGTTATATATAAAGCTAGTTCACAGGAGTTTGAGAAGTTAGCTACTGGTAAAGTAGCTGATTGGACTGACTTAATCTTACCTGTGTTTTCATCACAAACTGCTTTTAGTTCTTATTCAAGTGGATTAAGTGAAACTGATCCTGGAATATTAAGCGTTACGGCGGTACCTCCCGATGTACCTTCTTTAGCCTCGGTGGTTTATACTAGTGTAGATAGCGATATAGATGCAACTGCACCTAACACAAGCACTACAGCAGTATCTAGTTCTAGTACATATACTGGAAGTGCTCCTAATTATTCTAAGCTTGGCTCTACCGCTCTTAGCGGTGTAACTGCTTTTAATAGTTATTGGACATTAGGAGACTTTGGTGATAGTGATCCAGGAGTATTAGCAGTAACAGCAGTTGCTCCAGCGGTTCCAACAATCTCATCACAGGTTATTGTAGACCCATCGAGTTTTGCTCCAGCATATACAAAACCTGTGCTTTCTCTTGCAACAGTTCCTACAATTTCAGATTTAAGT